ATCAACGCGCTTGATGCGTCGGTCCAGGAAGGTAAGACTGGCTCGACCACGGTCAACTTCCCGACCGCGCAGCGCATCTTCAGTGTGAACACGTCCAACAACCCTGTTCCGCTGGACATGTATAACCTGCTGCGTGCGAAGGAGAAGCTGCTCGCGGCCGAGGCGCAGGAGAATGCTGACGATCCGGTGATCGTGCTGCTGAATGCTAATGCATGGCGCTCGCTGCTTGAGGACAACCGGATCACCAGTGCCGACTACAACACCCTGCGTGCGCTTGAGACCGGCAGTGTTCAGAACCTGATGGGCATGCAGTTCATCCGGACTGAGCTTCTGCCGGACATTCAGGACACGGGCTACGACTCGAACAACCCGGCCAACAGGGTCTTCATGTTCCGGAATGACGCTATTGAGTTCGGCGTCGCGCAGGAGCCGACTGTGGATATCAGCCGTCGCAATGATCTTCGCACCATCCCGTGGCAGGCTTACATCATGGGTGCCTGGGGCGCGGTTCGGACGGAGGATGTCCGCGTGGTTCGGATTCATGCCAGGAAGCTCACCTGAGGCTGGCTGAGGAAAAGGAGACCTAGGCAATGGCTACTTTGTTCAGTGATGCTTTCCCGGAGCAGACTAACGCTCCGGGGCTTGTGTCCTACCGCTCAAGCGGCGGCGCGGTTAAGGCTGCTACTTTCAGCTACACTGTGCCGACTGGTGGTGTGGCCGTGACTACCGCGAGCCGTCTCAACCTCTTTCTTCTGCCTTTTAACGCACGGATTGTGCGGGGCGTGATCGAGGTGACTACGGCTTTCGGCGCTGGCACGGCGTGCAACCTTGTGGCGATCGACGCGGCCACGCACACCACGTTGTGGGGTTCGGGCGGTGTCACCCTCGCCACGGTGGGCCTGTATGAGGTGGATCGTGTCGCTCGCGGCATGCTTTACACCTCGCCTTCGGACCTCCCGTCTAGCATCCAGCTGAACGGTGGGGTTCGCATCGCGCTCGCCCCGACGGCCGCTGGCACGTTCGCGGCGGGCGGGCAGGTGCGTGGCTTCTTCCTTTACGTGTGACGTAAAGGGGGAAGACTGGTTGCGGTGCGCAGGGGAAGGTAGCACCTTCCTCTGCGTGCCGCCCTGATAGTAAAAAGGGGGGCGCGGTCCGAGCTTACGCCCTGAGACAGAGGCAAAGAAATGGCTACTCTGTTCAGTGATGCCTTCTCTAGCACTACAGGGCTTGTTCCTTATCGCTCGAACGGCGCTTTGGTAAAGGTTGCTACTTTTCGCTACGTTGTGCCAAGCGGCGGCGTGCCCGTGACCACAGCAAGCCGCATTAACCTCTTTCTTTTGCCTTTTAACTCGCGGATTTTGCGGGGCGAAATTGAAGTGGTGACTAATTGCGGCTCTTTAGTTTGCCGTCTTGTTGCTTCTGATGCCCCAACTGATACTATATTGTTTGGATCGCCATATATTATTCTTGCAGTTCCCGGCCAAAATAGAGTAGACCGCACGAGTCGTGGCATGCTCTACACTTCGCCATCTGATGTTCCGGCGAGCCTTCGAGCAAACGGGGGTGTTCGCATTGCTTTAGCGCCTATAAATAATGGCACTCTTACAGCCAACGGGCAGCTGCGCGGGTATTTTCTCTATGTGTGAGGGGAAAGGTGCTGGTTGCGGCGCGAGGGGGAAGGTGCTACCTTTCTTTGTGCGTTAGCGAGAGTGGTTGGGTGCGGCAATGGCGACTTTGCTGGATATCTACAACACGGCCCTTTTCCGGGTGAAGGAACAGCCTCTGATCTCCGACACGGCCCCCGGGCGTGTGGCCGACGCTGTTAAGCAAACCTACCGCGTGCAGCGGCCTGCGTTGCTTCGGCGCTACCGTTGGCAGTTTGCGACGGCTAGAGTCGTGCTTTCGCCGCTGGCGTCTACGCCTCCGCCGGGCTGGAAGTATCACTTTCAGCTTCCGGCTGACTTTCTGTCAGTTATTGGCGTGGTCTCCGACAAGGATATCGGCAAGATTGTGCTGACAGAAGAGCCGCGCTTTTACCGAGTGATGGGTAATCGGATTGTCTCAGATGATGATAAGGTTGTCGTGACTTACACCAGAGATGTGACAACGGTTGCGGATTTTGACCCGCTCTTTACGGATGCGCTATGTTGGGCCATGGCGCAAGACTTGGCGCTTGCTTTGGCGGCCGACCGGGAGTTGGCTGTCACTTGCGCGGAGATGTTTAACAATGCCCTGAAGGCAGCCCGCCGCGCCGGGAGTCTTGAGCAGCCCACCGAGGCCGTGCTATTCAGTTCGCGGGTTTTGGACGCTCGTGAGTCCTACGGCGGCTGGAACCCGCGCTTTCCGGAGGCTCTGCCTTAACAATGCCGCGCTCTTGGCTTGCCAGAACTGGATGGCCCGGCGGCGAGTGGTCGCCTCGGTTGATCGGCCGGTTTGACCTGGATCAGCACAGCCGTGCGCTACAGGTTCTAGAGAACGCTATTCCGTTGCCCCAGGGCGCGGTCATCCGTCGGCCCCCGACGCGCTACTACACCTTTCTTCCGGCTGTTACCAGCGCAAGAGTTATACCTTTTATCGTAGACTCGGAGACCGTTTATGTTGTCGTGATCACGAGCGACGGCGCAAGAGTCTACAACATGCAAGACGGCGTCGCTACTTACTGGATGTATACTTACACAAATATCGAACAGATTGCTTATGCGCAAACCGGCGACGTATTGTATCTTGTCAACCCAAATTGGCCGCCGATCAAGTTCACCAGGACGGCTGTTAACACCTTTACTACAACTCCTGTCACTTTCTTGAACGGCCGCGCTCCGCTTGCGCCGCTGAACCTGGACTCTTCGAAGTTTGTCAGCAGCATAACCGGCACTTGGCCGTCGCTGACAATCACAATGAACACGGCGACTTTCATTGCGGCGGATAACGGGCGTGCGTTCTTTGTGCGCGACACGGTGAACAAGCGGGCGATCTACACCACGATCACGTCTGTCATCACGCCGACTCAGGTTAACGTGACGGGCAACTATCAGATTGGCGGCCCAGCGCTGCCTGCGACCCCGCAGGCAGACTGGGCGCTCGGGCTGTTTTCTTCAACCAAAGGTTGCAACACGATCTGCTTTCATGAGTCGCGGCTGTGGTATGGCGGCTTCGCTGAAGAGCCGGACTTGGTGGTGTCTTCGGTCTCGAACAGCTTCGACAACTTCGAGACTATCAGCCCAGATCCAACGGCCACCGCCGCGAGTAACGCCGACAAGAGCATCGCCCGGCGTGTGGACGGCGCGCCGGTGCGTTGGGTGCTGTCTTCTCCGGGCGGCTTGCTTGTGGGCGGCGACAGCGCGGAGAGTATCATTGTGCCGGGCGTCTCGGGTATTCTGACCCCAACAGAAGCCTCGGCGCGGTTGATCACCCAGCGCGGCAGCGAAGCGCGTCAGCCTACTAACATAGACCGCAGCGTGTTTTTCATTGAACGCGGCGGGTATCGTATTCGTCAGATTAGGTTTACCAACGATCAGGACTTCGACACTATCGATGCTACTGTTCTCGCCCCGCATCTCGGGGTTCAAGGCTTCCGGCGGCTTGCTTACCAGCAAAGCCCATATTCGGTTCTGTGGGCCTTGGATCGGAACGGCTCTCTTTATGGCTGGACTATTGAGGGACAGCAGGAAGTGATGGGCGCGCACCGGCACCGTCTGGGTGGCGCTTACAACGGGGGGCCGCCGAAGGTCCTGGATATCGCTTGTGTTCCCGTCAAGAGGACCGACGGGTCTTTTACTGACGCGCTTTTCATGGCTGTTAGCCGCCATATCAACGGCGTCTTGACCACGGATCTTGAGAGGATCCAGGATGAGCAGCTGACAGAAGATCACACTGATGCTACTCCCATCTATCAGGCGCTTTATGCGGTCGAAGCCGTGCCGTATGTTGACTCGTGGCGGCGGATTGACCCAGACTACATTATTGAAGATGCTTACGTCTCCGGCGGCGTTATGGTGTTCAAATATACCACCACGTCGCCGGTCCCGGCTAACGGCGACAAGATCGAGTTTCGGGGCCTGCGCTGGCGGAAGGAAAACAAGATCATTAACATTGGCGCGGGAGACCGCGAGGTGTTTGTGATTAAGAACCTCGATACAACCAACCGCACCTTCCGGATCGCGTTCGAGGCAACCCCGACGGTTGACGTAACCCCGGCCGACCTCAACCTTCCGGCCACAGGCGTGATCTTGCAGCCGTTCTCCAACCGGCTGCGGCCACTGGCGTTCAAGCGCCGCACTGGCCCTTATACCTATGCGGCGACGCAGGACGGCGACGATCTCAAACTGGTGGCAAACGGGGTCATCAAAGCGTCGCTTGCGGCCAACGAGTCCGCCGGGCTGCTGTATGCCGGGTTCCCCTACAAGACCCGGTTCCGGTCGATGCCGCTGCATCTTAGCGGCGGGCTGGTGCCGTCCGATGCTGGCGAGCCGGTGGTTCCGACGCGGGCTACTCTTCGGCTCAGGGCGGCAGTGGCGGGTGAGATCTCGGTCAGCAGCGGGGTTGACACGCAGGACGTGGTGGTAGCCGACACGACGAACATTATGGACGCACCGCCTGTCCCGGCGTATAAGGACATAACTGTTGCGGTTGGTGGCAACTGGGATGGGGACGGCTCGATCTTGGTCGAGACAGATG